TTTCTACCCTTATTCCACCATCCGGCAAGACCACCATCTGCCATAGGCATAATCTTACTAGACATTCCTCTAAAATAATTTAATGATTCACTATTATACAATTCAACATCACCATATCCACCACTTGATTTAGTTTTAATTTTTGGTATTGCATCACTACCTTTTAAAAAGTCTTCTATTTTGGTTTTAGCGGCTGGTTTGTTAAAACTTTCTTGTAAACTTTTAGTATTGATCTGATTTTGAATACCTGTAGGTGTTGGTTGACCAGTCAAAGCGTTAACGCTTCTCTCCACACTTTGTTGATCTCTTTGACTTTGGGTTAATTTTCTACTAGTGTGATTCCGACCGCGGCCGCCGCCTTGCATTTTCAGTTTGTTTCTATACTTCGCAAGTTCTTTGGCATTCATTTGTGATGGTAGTTGTGTAGCAGTAGGTTTAGGCGCAACTGCGGTTACAGGTTTAGGAGCAGCAACAGTTGTAGCAGCAACATCATCTGCCACACCAGTGCCTGCTTTTCCTGCCTTAACAGTAATCTCAGCAACATCATCACTTAAACCAAATAATCTTTTAAGACCAGGAACTCTAGAAACAAATGGAACTCCAAGTCTTCTAACGGTGTTTGCGATTGCAGGTGCTTTTGCGGCACCCTGTTGTAATGCACCACCGCCACTCATCATCATGACAGTTTCTAATGCAAATTCTAAATCCTTACTGATAGGAAGACCAGTAACTTCAGCTAATGATTTAGGATTAGTAAATCCATCCAACATTGTCTGTAAGGGATTTACTGCTGGAGGTGGTTCTGAAATTACTGGTGATACTGGTGAGTATTCAGTTTGTTCACCATTAATTTCTTCATTAAGTTGTTTGAGTGCTTCCTTTGGTGTGAGTGCAGGAGCAGCTGCCTGAGATGCTGCATCAAATTCACCACTGCGTAAAAACTCTTCCGTTTGACCATTAGAATTTGAAAAAGCTAATGGTGTAGTTGCATCTGCAGATTCATTACTAGCTACCCCTGGATTTAATAAAGGTCCAAAAAGAAACGGTAGGAGTTTTAAAATATCTGGGAACGCAAACCCAGGTTCAAATTCTGGTTCTTCTTTCTTAGGAGGAATAAGAACACCGGGTGGATTAGGTTGCAGAGGAGGTTTAACCTTAGTCCCTTCGGCAGCAGGATTTAGAGATGGCTTTGGATTTTTGCTTGGTACAGGAGCGGTGCCAGGGGATCCGCCGGGTCCTCTACCACCGCCACGGCGACCGCCACCAAAAAATGGAAATCCACCACCACCAGGCAGTTTAGGTTTCTTAGATCCACCGCCCATGGCGTCAGGATTTTCAAAATCAACAGTCTTATCTAATAGATACTCTTCAAATGTATTTTGATATAACTCTCTCTTACGCTCAAATAATTCTTTCTCTGTGAGAATCTGTACTTTCTGAAGTTTGACAACATCCTTCATCAACTTTTCAGTTGCTGCCATCTTAGCTTCAATCGCCTTCAGATGCCCCTGAATAGTCTTATTCTTTACAGGGGGGATCTTGATATTTTCAATTTTAGGCAGATCCAGAGTTGCAGCAGCAGGCATCTCTGCCATCCCAACAACCTGATCAGGAGTAACAGGAGGATTGACTGCCTTTACAACAATCTTAGGATCTGTACTAGGGTCTAACCCAGGATTGCCAACCTTAGGTGGACCTTGTTGAGCAGCAGGTTGACCCTGTTGAGCAGCAGCAGGTTGCTGTTTATTATTAGCAGCAGGTTGCTGTTTATTATTAGCAGCAGGTTGCTGATTCTTATTAGGTGGTTGATTTGCTGCGGGTACTGCCATTACTGTTGTGCTGCTCTACGTGCGTTTTCTTTTTCAATAAAATCAACTAACAAACTCACATAGACATCCCGTTCCCACGGCATCATATTTTCTATCTCTGTCAAACTATATTTATGATGCTGCATGAGATTAAAATTTAGTCGGAAATAGTTTTCCAGATTATTCTGAAAAACTGCTATGCGAAAAAATTTGCTAATCCCTCAATTGTGACATCAGATTTTACACCCGTCTTAGGATTAGTTACCTTTACCGTATGAGTAAGTCTAGGCATAGTTGAAAAGAATGACTGAACTTTCTGATACTGCTTAGAATTTAGTTGCTCAACAAACTCTTCAATTTCTTTCTTAGTAGAATCTGCTACCTCCCATGTCTCTTCATCATTGTAGATAGTATCAATACATTCAACAGCATATTCAAAAGTGCTGTCAATAAGACTTTTCTCGTCATCGGGTTTCTTTTCCATGATGTATTTCATCGTAGGATACTTCATTTTAATAAAGTAACCATTCTCAAGATCAATCGTATCACTATGTTCTTTAGACTTAACTACCTGAATATCATCAATATTGATCTCAACCTCTGCCTGTGTCTCACCATCATCAGGACAGGTGATGGAAAACTCAAGGATCTCACCAACAGACTTGGCACGAACGTTGAGGAAGATATACTCAACATCAAATGTAGAAAGAGTATCTAAATCAATCTTAGTTTGTACGCAATTTTCAATGATTTGAATAATAGCACTGGTAACTTCATCTTGGCTTTCAGACTCCAATGCAAGAAGAAGGATTTTTTCTTCTCTAACTACAAATGGTCTGTATTTTACTTTTTTTCCTGTAGATGGAATTTTCAGTTCATGGACAGGGGTGTTAATCTGGGGTAATGACATAGTTCAAAAAATAATTAGAATTCTGCTCCTTTTGTATCGTAAAAGATTACGACATGTTTTTCATACCTAAAGGATACTCTCAATTTATTTAGTGTGCTAGCACCATACGCTAATGGCACACTCTCAATGTTATAAGGGTATACATTAATCATATCATAATAGCATGAATTAGATCCAGAAGGACCAGTTCTATCTTTATAACTTTTAGTCACAGTCATCCTAGGACAAACCATTTCATTATAATAACGTAATCCAACAGTGTTGGTTGCCATTCTTCTTTTTTCTTTTTCTTCTGGGATAATTTCACCACCTTCGCTATTCATGCTCTGTTCAGGAAACATGCCACCCATCCATGCTTCAAAGAATTTTGAAGGGCTGAGTTGATTAGTCTGAATAAAACTCAATCGCATATCATTATAAAGTTTAGCATGAGGATATTGAATTAATCTACCTGCATATACACCATCAACTTCCTGTGTAGCAGTAAATGTTCCCGGCAATGATGCTTCATCACACAAGAACATCATATTCTCAAATGCTCCATCTCCAGAAGTCATACCAAATCCATAATATTGTAATCTGGTTAGAATCTCGGCATTTTTTATAGAATCAAAGCTTAACTTTACCTCATACTCGTTAGAATATGATCCACCCTTATCAACATTGAATATCCCTCTAAGCTTAGATATAGACATTAACTCTAAATAGAAATACTTGTTCTTCATATATTTATGGCATATTCTGGCAAGTTCAGACCAAAGAACCCAAAGAAATATAAAGGTGATCCGAGGTTGGTAATATACAGATCATTATGGGAACTAAAATTTATGAAGTGGTGTGACGACCACGATCATATACTTGAGTGGGGCAGTGAAGAAATTGTAGTTCCATATCGTTCTCCTCTAGATGGAAGAGTTCACAGATACTTTGTTGATTTCTATGCCAAAGTTCGTAATAAATCTGGGACAGCAAAGAAATATTTGATTGAAGTTAAACCAAAGAAACAGACAGTTGAACCTAAACTACCTAAAAGAAAAACTAAACGTTATCTCACTGAGGTTACCACATATATCACCAATCAAGCGAAGTGGGAAGCAGCAAGGGAATGGTGTGCAGATCATGGACTTGAGTTCATCATACTCACAGAGGATCATTTAAATGTCTAAGGGATTTGGTAGTAATGACAGAACACAAGGTGGATTGGAGAAACATATCATAAAAAATTCTGGCGGTCAGAAAAAAAGTAGAGAGTGGTATCGCAGAGAAGTCTTTGAATACCTCTACGATAACATGACTGATGAGATTGAACCAGAAAAACTTTACTTCTATGAATATGATCCGAAATATAAAGAAAGAATGGATAAATATGACATATATCCTTTAGTATATGCCTTTGATCGTGGTAAAGATAACTTTCTAGGTTCAAATATTCATTACCTTCGTGACAGAGAGAAAGGTCCGTATGCTCTTGCCCTCCTAAATAAAAAAGCAAGGATTATTGAAAAAACAATTCATCGTTATATCTTCAAACAAGCTGATAATTTATTCTTTGAAGTGAAAGAAGAAGATTGGGAATTTATAGCATCTCTACCCATCCATAAGTTTATAGACAACTAATGCCATCCGCTGCTTTTTTACCATCAACGCGATATCCAGTAGAATTTTCCTCTAATGGTCCTTCTGTGGACTATCTTGAGATGCAATTTATTAGAAGAGATTATAAGAGCACAGATATAAAATATTTTCCAGAACCTTCATTAAACAAGATCTTAGTTTACGTTCCTCAAAAAGTAACTGAAGCAATCTCGCAGCAGTTTAATCAAACTACACTTGGTGAATTAGGTAGTTTTCTTGGATCAAGAGCAGACGCTGGTGTGGCTGTTAAAAATGCACTTACAAGAACTGCTGAGCAGTTTTTATTAAATAAATCTGTTGATGTCGCTAATAAATTAGGTGCAACAAACCTCTCTGCTTCTGGATTGCTTTCAGCAACTAGTGGTGTTGTGTTCAACCCAAATCTTGAAGTTCTTTATGAAGGACCAGACTTCAGGACATTTAATTTCCAGTTTAACTTATTCACTAAGTCAAGAGCAGATGCATCAGCAATTTTTAACATTGTAGAAACTTTAAGAGTGGCAAGTTTACCTAGTTCATCTGGCAATCCTAATACAAAAGCGATGGCAGATGTATTTACAGATACATCTGCTATTGACACTGCAACAGGGTTATTAGACATCGGTGCAGGAGCAGTAACTGGGGCTATTTCAGGTAAGATAAGCTCAGCATCCACTGCTGCAAAAGGAGGTAAACAGGGAGCTTTAGATAAACTTTCAGGTCTTTTTGCTCCAGCAGGAACGCTCCTAGGAGCTGCTGCAACTGCTGGCGGTTTCTTATTTAACGGTGGTTCTAGATTTATCAAACAACCTCCATTCATACTTCTTACATATAAGAGAGGAGCAGATGATCATCCTTTTATCAAACCACTGCTCCCATGCGCTATTAATCAGATTAATTTTGATTTTACGCCAACTGGAAACTACACTACAGTAGGTGAATTTAATGCTGACCCAAAGGCAACTACTGTTGGAGTCACAATTACTATGAATCTCACTGAAGTGACAAATCTATTTGCTGATAAAATGTTCACCGAAAGAGCACCAGGAGTCAAAAGCTAATGCCCGGATTTTTCTCATATCTACCAAAAATAGAATATACTCCAACTAGAACTAAATTTCAGTTTACTAATCAAGATTTTGTAGTCGCTGTAAATATTTTTAAAGGATTGAGTATTAATAATTCTGTATATACTACAGATTTATTTAAAGAATTTCAATTAAGAGATGGTGTTAGACCGGACCAAGTTGCTGAGGCAGTTTATGGTGATTCTAGTTATGATTGGGTTATTTTACTAACTAATAAAATTGTTGACCTTAAAAATGATTGGCCATTAAGTAATTCAGAATTTGAAAAACTTATTACTAAAAAATATACTAATCCACACTTAGTAAAAAACTACCTTACCAAAGAAGTCAAAAATGACATTGGTGAGATAATTCTTCCTAGTGGATTAGAAGTATATTATAATCCAAACGATCAAGACTCATTTAAAATTACATACATTAAATCATATAATCCAATAGTAGAAGAAACTGAGAATGGTGCAACATTATTGACATCAATTACTTATTATGAGTGGGAACAACAACTCAATGAAGAAAAAAGAGTATTGCAAGTTCTTAAACCAGATTATCTTGAGACCTTTGTAAAAATCTTCAATGCATCAGCAAATTATATGCGTGATGTAAAAGCTGATGCTGGAATAAAGCAAACTTTAAACAAAACTAGCATCTTTAACAATATTACTCTATAAAACCTCACAGACAAAAAAATACCCCGAATTTTTTTTCGGGGTTTTATGGAATTTAAAAACCCAATTCGTAGCAGGAAGATCGTGCTAGTTCAGGGTTTTTTTTGAGTGTTCTATGAACATGACCATGCACGTCTGCTTCTAAAGTAAGGTGTGCTTTAGTATGCACAAACTGAATCACAAATAACATTCCAACAAAAGTAAGATTTAGATAAGTAACTGGGTGATTCAGACCTTTCCAAAGAAACTTGATCACTTTATTCACTTAATGAACTTGTCCATACGAAGTTTGACATAATACATTCCGATGACCCATACGGAGAAGAGGAACCCCTCCCCGTAGGACATGGAGTTCCAAGCATGTACTGCTTCCATCACTCTTGATTCTTCTTATTGAATCCGAATGGTCCTTCTTTATCTTCCAATGCAAATTTTAATGCAATACCACCAACAGCTTCCATAACCTTTAGGATGTCCTCTGACTTAGCATTCTCACCCAGTTCTTTGGCAACATACCAATACTTTGGCCAGAATGTTTCACCTGCTTTTTGATAGTCTTCAACAGTTAAGATTTTCATGAATCTTCTTCAGCAAGGCGAGCGAAGTATGACAGGGTGTCATCATTGTCAGTCGTAGGAGCAGAACGTGTTGCAACAGTGGGTTGCAGTTCACTCAGTTCCTTACGGATTTCTGGAGTGGCAGGACGTGAAGGAAATGAAGGTGCTCCCATGATGTCAGAATCATTGAAACCACCACGACCTTCAGACTCATCTTCCATAGTTTCACGATCAAACTTCTTGCTGGTTGTACGACCGAGCACAACATTCAAACGTGACTCAAGTTCCTCATAGGACTTAAAGTTCTTAGCATCCATGAACTCATTCAAAGAATGCTGTGACTTCCATACTTGCTCCAGTTCAGAGTCAGCCATGTCCTCAAGGGTAGAAGGGACAGCAAAATCAGACTTATCATAGTTCCAATAACCATCCTTCTTCTGCAGCTTCAGTTTGAAGTTAGCACCCTGCCACATATCAAATGGATTGATAGGAGTCTCATCTTGAAACTCAGGTTGCATTGCTGCCTGAATCTTGTCAAAGATCTTCTTACCAAACTTATAGAGGAAAACTTTACCCTCGTTACCAGGGTTAGTAGGATCACTTACAACATAGATGTTGGAGTAGTAAGAGAGTTTACGCTTCTGCTTACGAGCAACCTCCTTGTCGCTGTCAAGACCACTGTTCCATAGTGTACGGTTGAGTTCCGACACGGGATCTTTCTTACCCAGAGTGGTTAGAGAGTTTTCAATATACCATCCACCAGTACCTTGGAAACCGTGGGACCAGACCTTTGCCCAGGGAAGTTCTTCACCATCAGGAGCAGGCAGGAAGCGGATTACTGCGTAACCGTTACCAGACTTATCCATCTCGGGTTTCCAGAAACGATCATCACTGCTACCACCAGTAGCTTGGAGTTTGTCAATCTCCTTAGTCAGACGATCAAAACCAAATTTAGAGCTGTTTTTAAGATCAGCAAAAGACATTCGTATTACCTTGTATTGTTTGTATTTGTTGGATTACGATGACCCAACAGGATCATCATACACTATTTAGAGGTCGCCGTCAAGCACCTGCTGACGGACATTCTCCATGTTTTTACGGAAACTATCATAGATCCCTAACATGTCAAGACCATCGGCATCCATGCCTAGTGTCTTAGCAGCACGTCGGAATTCTGCTTGCAGTTCCTTTGCCATAGGATCATCAGAAAGATTTAATCTCATGTAAAATATTTTTTGACGCTCAATCAAGTCCAGCATTGCATCAAAAAAATCTATACGATCATCTGATGTCATCATAGGAATAAATGGCATCCTATTAACAATTTCTTGCTGCTTAAGACTAATCTCTTCAGCTTCTTGTTGTACTATTTTTGAATCAAAGAAAGACATTGGTGATCTAATACTTTTTCCTTTAACGTATGCTTATATTTAACAGTATCCACAGTTATGAATGACGAATACTTTATGACGGTTCTCCTTACATCACTCCAGACTATAGTCTCAGTAATCTTATTATCAAACTGTGGTATGAAATTTAAAATTTGATTTAAAATAACAAAAGTTTCCATGGAAATTTGTTTTCCCAAAAGAAACTTTAGTAATGGTGGGTGAGTCTCTATGATCTTGAATAGTTGATCAAACTCATTTACCTGTTGTAATAAAAAATCTACATCCTCACTAAAGTTATAGTGAAGACTCTCCATACGTTTCTTCCATGCTCTGTAATTGTCATCACCATCTGTTCTGACCATCTTACCAATCCATCCAGATGAATCAGCAATAAAATTTGCTACAAAGTATGGAAGAATTTCTGCATCCTTCTTACGATTCGTAAGTTTTTTAAAGAAGTAACGATCTTTTCTTTTTTCAAAGTTAGTCTCTGTTACTCTAGTTTTACCATTGAATTTAAAGTAATCATAACTGTCGGTAGTGAAGTGTAACTTCAGTGCGACATACATTTTATAGGATTCAAAAGCGGTCATTTTTTAGTTCTGTTCTTGCCACCAATCTATTAAATCAGCGTCATTAATCATAGGATCATAATCAAGAGCATTCCGCCCAGTTCTTCTTTTATAATCTATAAACGTAGTAACAGCATACCTTCCATTACCACTATAATAGTCATCACTATCAATTTTTACAGTGCGAACACCATGCGCTGCATAAGGTGGAATAATAATCATGGTGTTATTATTACATGGAAATTCATAATTATCAAAATGCTCAAAGAATAATTCACCACCAGTAAACTTCTTCGGTTCTTTATAAAGATATGTGAAAAGTATGTATGCAAATGGTGCATCAGTATGCGTTTCATACCCCTCATTGTTATGATAATACCTAAGTTTCGTGAAGGTATCAGTAGGAGCAGGAATACTACGCACACTGTAGTGCGATTGTTTCCATTCTCGTAAATATGGTTTCAACCTATTAAGAAGAATAGTCTCTATAGTTAATATTCCTGACAGATTTCTTGCCTTACCAGTAAATGTTGGTGTCAAAGGAATTGCAAGCGCACTGGTCAATGGCACCCCACCGCGATTGCTTTGCAACGCTGGATTGAAATTCTGAGGTTGTCCAGGAGTAGGTTTCTTTTCGGCAGCACCATAATCCTTCGGCAACATTAATTTTCCTGGTTTGGTGAAAAAATTAAGTTCTTCCCAGATAAGTTCTAATTCATGATCTTCATATACTTCCTCAACAATTACATGTGGGAAGGGTTCCGTCAAAATTTTAACTTTCATAAAATAAGTCGTGCCTTTGATGATCTTTTCATAAAGTTAAGACGTTGAGCATCAAACTTTAGTTTTTCTTTCAGTGGTTTAGAAATTAATTTTGATACTGTTTCAATCTCAATGTTGTTTTCAGCGCAATAGTGGATTACACATTCAATGTAATTCATTGTACCATTACTAATCTTCTTCAGATTCTCAATTTCCATGGAGAATTTTGAAGCAGTCATGAATTTCTTTTCAAGAATGTCATTAAGGTTTTCCTCAGACATTAGCAAACTTTTCCCCCTTATGATAGTTAACAAACTCATTAATGTACTGCTCCAATAGTTTCATATAGTACATTTTATCATACTTTTCAAACAATTGCACCTCCCCATCTTCACATGCTTGAATAATTACAAGTTTTTCTACTTCAATGCCTGTGAGATCGTAATATAAAGCACCATAAGCAGCACATTGAACAAAATAATGCTCAATCCACTTCTCAGGTTTTTGTTTCCGTGAAGTTTTGAAGTCTACAATTGCCAGCTCACCTTTATATTCTGCGATACAATCAACGCGACCTGCGAGACCGAAATACTCACTATAGAGGGGAGCTTCTAGAGCGTGTATATTATTTATGTCACTGAAATAAGGAAGGGAATTCTGAAACAATTGATATGGTTTACTGATCTGTTCCATAAGATCTTTTGGTTTAACCTCAAGATTATTGAAATGATCCTCCGCATATGCATGATACTTAGTACCACGAGTTGTACCTTGTTTAGAGATACGATCTGCTTCAACAGCACCAACACGTTTACGCCATTCTGCAATACTCTTGCGAGATTTCAATGATGTGATAGACGTGATTGATGGTAGTTTCCTACCACTAGGAGTACAATAATAACGTACTCCATTTATCGTAGTAGGATCAGGGAGTTCACTTAAAGAATTACCAACATGATTAAACATACTAAAGACCGAGATTCATTTTACTTACAAGGTAGGACTTCACTAGTCCAGAACGGACAATATCATCAATGCCAAACTCAATAGAACTAAACTCTTCCATGTCCTCTAGGATCTTCATGAAATCAATAATACCATTTTTCTCATGTTGTTTGGAGTTCTCACCAACACGAGTGATGATACTATCAAGTTCATGGAAGTTCAGGTTCTGTGCTTCATCAATCAGAAGGATAGCATTATCAAACGTAGTGCCACGAATGAATGATGTAGACCAGAACGACACAGTTCCCTGTGATTTTAAGTTAGTGTATAAGAGATCAAATGAATTATCATCTGGCATCTTGAACATGTACTTCACCATGTTCTTGTATGGAATCTGGTAGAGCGAAGATTTATCTTCGTGGTCTCCAGGAAGAAAACCAATTTCTCTAGTTGCTACCAAAGAACGAACGATGTAGATCTTCTCATAGGGAGAGTTCTCATCCAGGACATCTTTAAGCGCAAGATATAATGCGATGAAAGTTTTACCTGTTCCAGCAGCACCATAAGCAAAAATATTCTGATCCTTACTCCAATCATTAAAAAACTTTTCCTGATTTTCAGTGAGTGGTTCAATAGTTTTGAGATAATCACTATTAATGGGCTTCTTTCGCTTCATCTGTTTGGTGGACATACCACCAGTTACTGGGTTAGATGATGTGTGTCTTTTTCTAGGCATTTAATTCTTTAATCAAGTATAACGGGAGAGGTTTGCGTTGGGGTGTCGCTTTTGCACTTTCTGCATTACTTCCTTGAACCCAGCAGATTGTTTAGGTTCCCCATATATTGTACCACCAAATGACGCTTGTGACCAGTCCTTGTCCCATTGAGGGTTATCCTTTCGCCACTGTTCATACTCAGAGATTGACATCTTGAGTTCTAGAGTGTCTCCGTTTTTCAAGTTTTTGACGTTGTATGTCGGCATGTTTTTGCTCTCAGTTAAGTATCTATATCAAACCCAGTCTGGTTTGCGGGATGGGTCACGAAGATAATTAGATGCAACCCAAGGTTTGCTGCTAATGTACATTTTGTAAGCAGTAATAGTATCAATGCTTGTGTCAAATTTAAACTCATCGGGCATAGCACGAACAAAGGGCGTTGTATGCTTCCCTGAGCGTCCTTGAGGATCAGCAGTAGGAAGTATATCTTTTGCTGCTAGAAGGGTCTTCTGGCAGGTGTGGACCTTACCGTAGCGAGCAGTATACTCATCACACATAGCAAGACCATGTGCAAGTAACCACTGCCAGTTAGTTACGAACTCATTCGCCCAGATAGTACAGGGGTGATTACGAAAAGCACCCTTCTCAGTAGCATAAGGAGTACCGTCTGCTTTGGGAAGAGTGCCGAAGTTATGTCCCCATTTGTCCGAGCATACAATAGCAAGCATCTGGCAAGTCTCTAGGGGCATCTTGACAATGTGCTTGTCAGGGAGAACCACAGCAGACTTATATGGACTAGGATCAGTTACAAAGATGTTCATATCAATTTAGATAACGAGATGAAGAGCAGGAATGCTAACATTATAACCACATCCCAGGATTTTGTCTTTATAAAGTAAGGAACTGAAATAAGATCCGCAATGAAGTGTGCGCCCACACCAACTAATACATTTACATGAAGGACGATGAAGTAGGCAACAATGACGAGAGCACTACCTATGATCCTTAAACGAACTACATTTACCATTCAAGTGCTTCTGATACTGCAGGGAACTGTTCTTTGAAAACGTCACGAACACCTTCAGCAACAATCATATGTTCCTTCTGAGTGCCATGAGCGGACCTTAGATCAATATAATGTACCCATGACCGAACTGAGCCTGTCATGTAGATTTTTGTGGGCGTACAGAGTGGAAGCACATTTCTTGCACATTCCTTTGCCACACCTCGCTCTAGCATTTGTTGATACAATGCCATTGCCGAATCAAATAATGTCGTCATTTGGATTTCCATATTCTGGACATCAAATGCATCCAGATCATCAATGGAATTCTGACGATTCTTGGTGTCCTGCCTACGGAGTTCTGGTAGGGGGATCTTCGGACCCAGTAAGGAACTATCAGCATAACGTTGGGAAAATTCTTGGAATGTAAATGAACGGTGCCTCAGGATCTGAGCTGCGATTGCCCTAGTCGTTTCAATTTCAACAGTCATGTATGCCTGCTCAAAGATACTCCAGTGTTGATGCTTAATACAATACTTCAGAAGACCACTGAACTTCTCATTATCCTGGTTATTGGGGTTAGACACACGAGCACAGTATGCCATGTGTTTTTCGGCATCTGGGGTAACAGAGACAATCTTAACAGTCATTCTACGATGAAACAATATGGAGTTATTTTAGCAATAAAAAAGGAGGGCGTCAAGGGGGGTCAGTCAGAAATGATTCTACTTCATCGCAATCAAGAACATAGAATTGAGATGATTTGATTCCTCTGTTCAACATCTGCATGATCCTATGCTTACCATCAATCATTCTATACCTGTTCCCATATGGATTAGGAGCACCTTCTACAATTATTCCTGGAATTGTTATGTCTGCATTAAGATATCTTAATGATGGTCTTTCTTCACAACAGAAACAATTCTCTCCAGTGTTATGTGGATGATGATGCTTCCCTAACCAAGCGATGTTGTGTAGTTCTACAGTTTGTATGTTGTCATGGGTAAGTAAATGATAAATGTCTTTCATGCGAATGAAATGAAGTGTTCCTAGTTCTTCATTGGGTTTTGCCCACTCCCAATTACCTGTTGCTACGGTATACCATGCTTTATGACGCCTCCTTCCAGGAAATGGTTCTGGTGGTAATGTCAATTGTTCCTCATAGTTTTTTGCATCATAGCATAAAAAAGGAGGGCGTCAAGCCCTCCTCCACAAATCAATCTGGATAACCGTCATCGTCATCCCCTACTTTATAATTATCTGTACTTTTATACAGATCTATATCGGAATATATTTCGCTTTCCAACGCATCTACAAGTAACTTTAAATTCGTAAGTATTAACTTTAGCCTATCCCTATCTACCTGCATGAAACCTCCATAATAAAAAAAGGAGGGTTACCCCCTCCCGATTATTTATACTACTGTAATATCACTTACTGTAGGTGCGTCCACGATAACAAAATGTACCATGGGTTTGCTTACTCTCTACACAACGTGTATCATACTCAACACCACGATATGAGGTGTGAAGAACTTGTGCGTCGTGAAGTGCAGATACTTTATTGATCTGCTTCTTGATCATGTTTAGCGTGTTCATTTAATTTACTCCTGAAAGTTAGGGTTTTTAATTCCCCGTTCCTTCAGTCGTGTGCGTCCCATGGATAACATTCAGGGGTTGATTCCTTCATGACCTCAATCAATTCCACCTTATATTCGGGAGGAATATTCTCATTTGTTCTCATCCGAATCATAATTGAATCGGCTTGAGCACAGCTGAGAGTTGAATAGAATAGTAATTCTAACATGGGATGAACGGCTCCGTTCCGCGACTTACTTGCGTCCTCCTTACGGGGGATGAACGATGGTAACAGTGTACATTACTATTTAGTATATGTCAACTGTATAATGCAATACACTTTAATATTTTCTTAAAGTTTTAAGATGTTCTACGATGTTATCACGTACCCACATAAGTTCATGATAGCATTGTTGGTTATGAGCACACTGACGCAGTGCAGGATCTGGTTTCAATACACTCTCAATAAACAAATCTAGACCACGATTCCACTTTACTTCTTGAGATTCACTGCCATCAATAACATACTGATCTTTCATTAAATCATTCCTCGTTCTTTCATGTGGTGAAGGGTTTCTTTGAGGTTACCGAGATGCTTAGCACCAATGGCTACCTGTGGGTATGTAGCACCAGATCCAAATTCTGCTTCAAATGCTCTTTGAGTAAAATGTTCGTTGAGGTTATACTCAAGAAATTCTCCACCCATAGACCTAAGTAGTGAAGCAATACGCTCACATTCTTGACTACCGTTTGTGTAGATTACTGCTGTGGTCATTTGTTATTTTTTAGCGTGATTGTATTCTATAACAATTTTTTCGTGCTTCGTATTTTTATCTGAGCAATAAAAATGTCTTACACTCTTAGCATTTAATAACTCAGCAACACTGTCTATTAAGTCTTTTGCAATAACTTTATTAGTTGCTTCTTTCCAGTCCTCAGTCATTCATCATCATCCATATTTTTAATTTTTTCTTCAAGTGTATCAAAAATACTATCCATAGATGTAATGTTTTCAATTTCACTGAGCAATCCAGAAATTTGCGTACAAACAACCGGGCGTTCATTTCTAGCAGCATATGCTAGTGCATTGCGTAAATTTCCTGACGCTTCATCAAGTGAAATTTTAACCGAATTAGATAGTGCCATCAGGTCGTCCTCCAATTTTGTCCCACATTTCTTGTACCATATCTACTGCTGGTGGTGTTTCATAAGGTGGTGCTGGTTGTGATTGCCACTTATCAATTGCTTCCTGTGTAGGCACAGCAATTCTAAATGGATAATCTTCCTCTTCAAACTCCTTATTCATATCAATATATGTTTGAGGAGTGATCTTAATTTTTTTCATAATGTTCTATTTAATCTAGTTTCTGCTTGGTCTGGGAAGTCTCTGGGTCTACTATCAGTAGCATTATCAGTCTTAGGAGAACCTTCATTCGCCTTCATGGTGTGTTGATAGTTAGGTCGTGGGTATCTCATATAGAATGGATCAGGCATCCAGTATGTTACCTGCCATTCTTGTTC